GCGATGCGCTCGGCCTGCCGGTTCCAGAGTTCGAATTCGGTGAGGGTCAAGCTCAGGACGTCGCGCGGGGATGTTTTGAAGAACCAGGCGACTTCGAAGACGCGCTCGGCGAACTGTTCGTCCGATCCGAGCCGTCTTCCCCGAAAAAACCCAGGACCGCCTGCGTCGCACGGCCAAAGTCACCCAGCGACAGGGACTTGACGCTGGACAGTGGAATCGACGCAAGGCGCGCCACGTAATGCGCCACCACGCCCATGCGCACTTCGACGGCGGCGTCCTCCATGCCATTGCCTGGCAGCAGCCGCATCGGTTGCCCCAGTTCGATCAGGTCCGCCGTGGTCGGCTGGCGCAGCACCAGGCAGGTGATTTCCTCGCCATGCGCCATCACCGGCGCGGACAGGGGGATGGTCAGTTCTTGGTCGCTCATTGGTTGTTACTCCACTGTCCCTGGCTTCCCGAGAACTCGATCTCGATCGTGCCGTCGATGGGTTTGGCTTTGGGCTCCCCGCGCACGAAGGCGTTGGAGAGCGTGTAGACGACGCCGTTGGCGAGTTCCGCCGTCACGGTCAGTGTGGTGTTGGTGCGCAAGGTGTTCACCGGAAAGTCCGGCGTGAACAGCGCCACCACCTTGATGTAGGGTTCCAGCGCCGTTTCCTTGTAGCCGGCCGGTCCGGACAGGCCCATGACGGCCTCGCGCTTGAACTCGGTCAGCGGAATCTCGATGTCGCCGGAGATTTCGAATTGGGCGCCGTTGACCTTGACGAAACAGATGCCCGCGATACGTTGAGCCATGGTTGCCTCCTGGTCAGCTGACGATCTGGTTGGCCGGGTACTGCAGTCGGAACTGGTTCAGTACCGCGAACACCCGCAGTTGATTGACGTAGTCGGGCGGGAAGAGGACATTGACCCGGTTGGGGTCCGTGGTGTCGCGCTCGACGATCAGGTACTGCTTGAAGGTGTCGAGGTTTTCGACGATGCCCAGGTATTCCATCTGCCCGTAGATCGCGCAGAGCTCGCCCTTGATGACGGCGGGCGTCACGATGGCCTGGCCGGCGGCGAAGCGTGTGCCATCACTCGCCAGCTTGTGCCGGGGATACTTCGACGTGATCACGCCCTTGAGCGCACGCAGCACGTAGGCCGAGGTGTGCAGGGTTTCCGAGTCGAGGTAGCTGGTGTCCGGCGCGCCGAAGGCGTTCTGCTGGTAGGTCGTGATCGCGCGCTCCACGCGCAACTGGCCGCCGGAGACGAAGCTCGTCGCGATCCCGAAATTGAGCAGCGCCTGGCGATCCTCGAACAGGAAGCGATTGCCGGCGCGCGGCGCGAGCAGGCCCAGCAGCGGCGTCGTCTGGGTGGGACGCGCCGGATCGGCGGCGATGTCGACCGCGTTGGCGCCGCCATAGGCTGCCGCGTATTCCCAGCAGGGATTCGGGCAATCGGCATCGATGGCGGCAACGGTGTGGTGCTGGTCGTTGCGCGTCATGCCGAAGGCGACCAGATCACTGAGCATGCCGCGCAAGGCGGTGTAGCCGTGTCCGTAGATCTGCTTGGCGTAGGACCAACGCCCGGTGATGTCGTTGAGTTCCAGCTGCAGGTCGTTCAGGGCCTGCGCCTGGCCATAGGGGTGGATGATGAAGTCGTAGGGGTCATCGCCCATGCCCGGGATGGCGGTGGCCGCCAGCGTCGGGTCGGTGGACCCACCCGCAAGCGTGGGGCCGGAATAACTCAGCGTCACACCGGCGGGCACGCGCTCACCGGCGCTCCACCCCAGGAAGGAGTCGAGGACGGTGATGTCGTTGGCCGTCTGCCCAGCCCACTTGCTGGTGAGCGTGACGACGGCCGAGCCCTCGGCGATCGCCGACATGGGGCGCACGGCGGCGAAGGCATACGCCCCCGTCGTGGCGGTCACCGGCAGATCGGCATTGGCGTTGATGCTGCTGACCATGTTGGCGGCGATGTTGAACGGGCTGTCACCCAGCTGGACGCCGACATTCACGCGCTGGCCCGCGATGTAGAGGGCGATGGCGCCCGCCGCGCTGGCGAAGCCGTTGATGACGATCGTGCCCGAGGCCTGCGAGGCAGCGGGGTCATCTTGTACGGGGATGCACCACAGGTTGCAGGAACCAGCATCCTGCAGCCGATAGCTGGCCACCATGCGCGCCAGCATCGATCCCTGGCCGAACAGGACCAAGGCCGACTTTGGATCGGTGACCAGCACCGCCTTGTTGGGCGTGGCTGTTCCCCAGGGAAACATCTGACCAATCAACAGCGCATTGAGCGCCTGGTCGCCCAGATTGGCCTGGCTGTTGTCCATCTCCGCGTAGAACAGCGGCACGCGCAGATTGGATGGAATGTGTTCGAAGGACACGCCGCTCATGTCGTACTCCTTGCGGAAGCCGCCGGTTCAGGTGCTACGGAGGTGGCTGGGGGCGGGCTGTTTGCCGCCGGTGCGGATGCCGGGGCCGGCGATGCAGCCGTTGACGCGGCCTTTGCTGCTTCCGTCGCCGCCGGGGTCGCAGCGGGAGGCGCCTCGCTCAGCGTGATATCGCCCTCATGCAGCCGGCGCTGCCAGTACTGGGTGACCTGGCCGATGTTCTGGCCGGTGGCCGGCAACAGTGTCCTGGTTCCAGGGATGGGGACCGATCGGCCCGGTGTGGGAATGGCAAACATGCGTGCTCCAGTGCAAAAAGCCCGCGACGACGCGAGTCGTGGCGGGCGGTCATGAAAATCCGTCGTGGCCTGGGCAGCCAGGTCAGGGAACTGAAATGTCGAACTCGATGCGTCCGTCTGGGCCGTGCGTGCGCGGCGCGCTCACGGTAGCCTGGGCAAAGTCGGCGATCGGGTTGGCCGGGTAATCGGCCGTGGCGTCGAAGATCGGCCTGCCGACATCGACTTCCACGTTGGCGGCGGAGCCCGGTAGCCATCGACCTTGGGCATCCTCGGTGCCAAAGTCCGGCAAGGTGCGCAATGCACCGGCTTCCCAGCCATCGCTGGCACCGATCCACATCTGCGCGCCGAACTCGAACTGGTACCAGAGCCGCGCGCGGTCCATCGCCAGCAGGCTGCCGCCCTCGTAGAAGATGCCGTTGTAGTCGGTGGCCGGATTGACGGTGTTCACCGGCCCCGGCACCCAGCCGAGCAAGGCCCGCCAGATTTCGGCGCGGACGGCATGCACGCCATCGAAGGCAGATTGGCCCTTCTCATCGGCACGGTTGTCGAGCGCGATGATCACGCCGAAGCTGTCGGTCATCTCCTGCCCCACGGCGTTGAGCGCCTTGGGTGGCTCGGGACGGTCGTCGAGCGGGATGACGAAGGCGCACGGCACCGGCAACGCTGCCGCTTCCTGCACCGGCTTGAATTCGGCGGCACCGGCCACCCGGCCGCTGAACGACGGGCACAGTGCGCGCAGTTGCGCGATGACGAGTTCGAGTTGCATTACCTGGGCACCAAGGCGTGGCGCAGCGCGTCGCGCACCTGCTCGCGGATCTCGCTGCCGCGATTCGCCAGCGCCGCCGTCATGAAGTTGCCGCGCGCGGCGATGTGGCGCGCCGGGCTGCCGTAGAACAGCACGGCCGGGTAGTAGAAGCTGCCGGGAATCGCGCGCACACCCACCTTGACCCAGCCGCCCTTGGAGCCTCTGCCGATCACGCCGATGGCGCGGCGCATCGCGCCCGTCACTTCACCGGGGAACTCGCCAGGCTGGGACACCACGCGGCGGGACACCAGCGTGCGTGCCTCTTTGCGCACGACCGCCGCGCCCTTGACCAAGGCACGGCGCATGGCCTTGCGGTCGTAGTCGATCGTGCTGTGGAAATCGAGACCGACGTGCAGGCTGATGCCTGCCACCTGTCCGTCACTGCTTTGTTGAGTCATGGCGAATCTCACGGTGCGCTCGTGTTGAGCGAAGCGATGGCACCCAGATTCTTGGCGGTGATCCGGATGTAGCGGTCGGCATCCTGGAAGTTCTGCGCGTCGAGGATGCGATAGCGCCGGGCGCGGTACTCGATGACGCGGTCCTGCGAAAAATAGTCAGCCGTCGTCTCGGCGCTGTAGCGCACCCAGAAGTAATGCGTCGCTTCCTCCACCGTCGCCACGCCCATGCGGGAGGCAATGCCCCGGATGGGCTCGACCTTGGCCCAGCGGTTGATGCCGGCATCGAAGGTCTGATCGACGTTGAAGCTGGCATTGGGGACGTCGGTCCAACGCCGGATGACGATGCGACGGTTGAGCTCCCCGGTATCGGGGAGCATCAGCGCTTCGCTCATAGGATGGCGATCCGGTAGGGGTCGAGCAGCGCGTCCACATAGGGCAGCTTGTCCATGCGCCCGCGTGCGAAGGCCACTTCGCCGCGCTGGTTGTAGAGGCTGTCGACGCGCAGCTTGATCCAGTGCTTGATGCCCTCGGGCACCTGCGTCGAATCGCCATAGCCCGCCACGAACTGCACGGCGACCGCGCCGATTTGCGGCAACGTCGGCTGCCAGATCTGGCCGAAGATCGGCGTGATGCGGGTCAGATCGTCGGTGGAGGTCACCACGTAGTCCTCGGGCGGCATCGTCACCAGATTGAAATTCATGTCCTGGTAGACGATCGAAGTCACGGTTTGCACCGGCCCCTTCGGAATGAGGATGGCGTGCCCGGGGATCGAGTACGACAGACCCGCCGGCACGCCCATTAGGCTTGGCCCAGGGAAGGCATCGAGCACCAGGTTCCAGGTGGCCGGGAGCAACTGACGGTTGGTCAGCGTCTCGGCCATCTGCCGCGCACTGCTGATCAACGCCAGGATCAGCGCGTCATCATCCGGGATGTCGACGCGCAGATGCTGCTTGACCTCGGCCAGGGACACCGGCTCGGCGATGCCGGTGGTGGCATCGACGGCCGGTGGTGTCACCAGGTGAAATGGCATCAGCCTTGGGTGCTGGCAGTTGCCGTGGTCGCGGACGACGGCGCCGCAGCAGCCGGCTCGTTCGTCGAAGCGGCAGGCGCGTCAGGCGGCGTAGCGGTCGTCGCCTGTGCTGCCGGCGCCGCCGAGTCAGCGGAGGCTGCCGCCGCGCTTGCCTGGGTCCCGGTGGCGTCGGCAGGCTGGGCCGCCGTCAGAGACGGATCGCCAGGCGTATCGGTCGCCGACGGACTGGTCACAGGCGCTGCCGCCACCACGACGGCGGGAGCCGGCACAGGATCGGTTGCGGTGGTCGCCGGAGTCGCCGAGGACGCGCTTGCATCCGCAGCCGGAGCGGGATCTGCGGCGGGCGCTGCCGCCGTAGTCGCCGGTGCTACGTCTGCCGCTTGGGCGACCGGTGCGGTGTCCGGGGTCGCATCCGACACCGGGGTCGGGTCGGGCTGGGCCGGCTCGGCAGTCGCAGCGTCGCTGGTCGTGGCGGTGACATCGATCACCACAATCTCGGCGTGCCCGGCCTCCACATGCGACAGGGTTTCGTCGTCAGCCGGATAGGTCTGGCCCTTGGCGTACTTGACGGACTGCACGCCCGCGCCGTTGATGTGGAAGAAATCGATGAGATAGCGGATCACGTTCATGGAAAAGCTCCTTGTTGAGGGGGGTGAAAAAAATCAGGAATGGGAAGACCGTTCGCGACCAGTCGTGGCTCAGCCGGTGATCTGGGCGACGGATGCGGCGTTGAGCGAGCTGGCCGGCTCAAACCGCGCATTGATGCCCAGCAGCAGGCCCGCGATCAGGCCGGCGTTCGACAGCGTGATCTGCAACTGCACGAAGGCGTAGCCGTTGTTGGTGTCGAGCTCGTCGACCGAGCAATCGATCAGGGCCTGCACGTTGATTGCATTGCCGGCTGCGATCGGGGTGAGTGCCTTGGCCTGGCCATTGACGCCGGTGATCGGCTTGGCGCCGGTGCCGGTGGCGTCCAGTGCCTGCAGCAGCTGCGCATTGAGCACGCCGTTCGCGTTGGCGCCGGTATCGATCAGCGCCAGCAAGCGATGGACGTTGCTGACCGGGACCCAGGCGGATTGCGCGGCATTGGCATTGAGGGGGCCGGTGCGGCCAAGAATGGCGAACTGTTCCGAGCCTTTGGTGTTGGGGAAGCCCATGGGATGTCCTTCTGTGTGAGTGAAAAGATCAGCGCGCACCGAGCTGGACGAAGGGCGAGAGCGTGGCCGCGCCCTTGGCGGGCGACACGGCCTGCGCGATCTTGCTTTGCCCGTCCATGCGGAAGGTGGTGCGGAAGGCCACCGCGTCGGCGTCGAAATACAGATGCATGCTGGTGGCGGTCTGCAGGCCGCCCGCCTTGGTGATCGTGTGGTAGTACTGCAGGTCCACCAGCAGCACGTCGCCCTGGCTCGAGAACGGCGCCGGGTGCTGCGAGAAGATCACTGGCAGGCCCAGCAGCGTGTTGCGCTGCACCTGGGCGAGCGAGCCGCCGAG